TGCTTTTGCTGCTGAAGACCACAGCACAGGTGACAAGGGTGGAGACTTGGCATTCTTCACATCACCCATCGACCAAGATGATGATACTGCTTCTGTTGAGAGAATGAGAATAACATCTGAGGGTAAGGTCATTATCGGTGATACTCCAAATTTCACTTCACAGCATGATAGTATATCTAAATTCACAATCCAAGGAACAGATGCGGGAATGCTCATAGAGAAGCACGATGATTCTGCAAGTGGTGGGCCTACTCTTTCACTTTACAGATACTCAGCATCAGAGGCCGATGGTGACTTGATTGGGCAGATAAACTTCAGAGGTGAGGGGTCAACAGGAAACCCATCAACATACATGGCTATCAGAACTGAGATAGAAGACACAACTGAGGGAACGAAAGACGGTTCATTGATTATTAGAGGATTGGTTAACAACTCACAAACTGATTTTGCTGAGATAAACTCAGCAGGTCTTACGCTAAATCAAGGGGCATACAACACAGGCAATGTATCTAAAGATGCTAATACAGTATCAGGTTCTAGTTTGGCTGATGGAAGTTCTGTGACGTTATTCACTGTTCCAGCGACAACAAGAGGATTCAAAGCGACTATATTCTTCAAGGACACAAGCAACACCGAGTATCAGATAGAGGAAATAATGGGATATAATACAGGTTCAGGTGTTGACTTCACATCATTCGGTCAAGTCTTCAGCGGTGCTGCTGCTATCGGTTCCTTGGATGCCACAGACAGCAGCGGCACAACTCTAATTAAATTCACAAATGGTCAAGGAGGCGCGATTAACTATCAAGCGACCATTAGTGTGACACATATGGACTTAAGTTGAGGTGATTGAATGGGAAGACAGCCTTTTAGACAGATGAAAACAAATGCAACAGCCAAATCAGCAGATGAGTCTGCAAGTGTGACATTACCGGGTCATGGAGTGAACATAAGCAGAACACCTGATTCAAATGTCTCAAGCATACAAAATGCCATGATACCAGTGTCGCCGGTAAGTGGAACAAACAGTTTCGGGTCCACTGACTTCTTCTATTTCGCTAGAAGAATTTGGTTTGTCCCAATGTATTCAGCGTGTGGTGGGGTTATTGAGCATCTGATACCATACAGCGCAGGTGAGAATGGTGTTGCAGATACAGATGACTGGAAGTTTGCCATATACGATAATGGCAATGATGGATTACCTAAGACATTGATATCGAATACAATGCAATGGACTCCCGATAGCAGTTACAACCCGACCTATCTCGATGTCACTAACACAAGTGGTGGAGAACTGACTCTAGATGCAGACAGATGGTACTGGTGGGCTGCTTTGGGTGCAAGTACCAGCAATGGAGGTAATATCCCAATGGGTTCTTATTCCATGAATCGCGGTTATCAAACACAAGTCCCTTGTGCAAGCGGAACACCATTTGGGGTATTATATTGGAGTGCAGGAAGTCGGACATCATTCGATACACCGTTGAATATGGTTGCCAACAGCACTGAGTTCAGGTCAATGAGCGAGAACAACACACCTCGTTGGTTCTTCCAATACAAGATAGAGAGCGATTTCGGATTCAAGGGAGCGTGATAGTATGCCGGGTAGAGAGTGGTTCTTACAGCAGAAGAAGGATGAGAACGGCGAGTGGCAATTCACTAGGGTTCTCACAGAGGAAGAGGCTAGAGAGCAACTTAGAATGATAAGACAGAGTTTCTTGGAAGAGACTGACATGTGGACATACATGGATAGATGGAATTCATTGACCGATGCTCAACAAGCAGAATTAACAACATACAGACAAGCATTGAGGGATATACCATCATGTGATGACCCGTTCAATCCACCATTTCCAAGTAAGCCAAGTTGGGTATGATTAACAACCCACACCTGCTAATAAAGGTCATGACGATTGAACACATGCATCTGTATCATTATGCAAATAAACACAATGTTGGTGTAGAGTATTAGCAGACTCTTCAGGTCAACTCCCTGCTGCGTCACGAATGAAGTCATGACGATAGTATATGCTATCAGAACCGATGCTATCAGAAAAGTACCTATTGAATGCTGAGCATTGCTGAGTCCCATTACTTCATCCTCAGAAGCGTCATCAAGACAGTCATGAAACGATTTGTGCGTGGTTGCTCTATGTGTATATCTTCCATAGTCTCACTAGCCCACTCATTGAACCACTGGCAGTTTCTCTCCATAGTGTAGTTTCTGCACCGGCTTGTAAATTAACATTGTGTATAGAAGGGAGGAAAACGGAGTGTGGCGAAAGAGATTCCACATTGTGTGTAGGATGCATGAATAGAAGCAATCCCCGTTTTTACTACACAAACCTCCCTGTTGACACCATAACTATTTTGCACGTAGCCAATGATGCCTCAAGTCTGACTTCTGAACGCTGAGTCTTTCCATATGTGACCGCACTCCTTGCACTCCCACAGGTACACTCGTCGCTTTGAACCATTCTGATAACGACCAGACAGACGGTGCGGTATGTGCTTGTGACCGCAGCCACGGCACGACACGCGCAACTTGTCCATCAGCCGTCCCATTACTCGACAGGCCTCCTGCTCACGATGTCATCTATGCGAAGTATCGCTGTGGTGACCTCGGTGGCACTGAGGACAGCCTGCCTGATGAGCATGCTGGGCTCGAAGACCTCCTCATCCTTCATGTCGATGATACCACCGTCATTCACGTCGGGGCCGTAGTTCAATGAATCGTTCTGCACCTTGTTCCTCATAGCGAGTACGATGTCGAGCGGGTCGAATCCAGCATTCTCTGCCACTGTAGCAGGTATAATCTCCAGAGCATCGGCGAAAGCCTCGATTGCCATCTGAGCCCTGCCTCCTATAGTGGCAGCGTGATTCCTCAAGTGAGCGGCCATGGCAACGTAACTGGACCCTCCACCACACACGACGCGGTTAGTGTCCTTGACTATCGACACCACACCCAGTGCGTCATCGAAGCCTCTCTCCACCTCGTCCAGTGTGGATTGCGTGGCACCTCGTAGAACGAGTGTCGACTGTTCGCTCTCAATACTACCAGCCACGAATAGATATTCGACGTCGTTGTGCCTCTGCTTGAGCAACTTGACGTGTGCTGATGATTCAGCGTCGTCCACAGTCTGTGATATAGGTATACCAAGAGCAGATGAAAGAGCACGCATGGCGCTCTCAGGCAGTCTCCTGACCACACCGATGCCGTTCTTCTTCAGGAATGCGCAGACGTTGTCATGAACACCGTCCCTGACGAACACTACACCACGCCCACCCATTGCCGAGACTATCTTCTTGGCTTTGGTGAGCAGGTCGTCCTTGCCCGCTTGCTTGAACTTGCTATATGAAGCAGCATCTATCTGCACCTGCACATTGTCCTCTGACTTCTCCATCTCCAATCCTGTGTTGATTAGTAGGGCACTGGTATCTTCATCATGGTCGTACTCCAGAACGAAGTCCTTGCTCATGATTACACCATTGAACAGATACGAGTCCTCGAGGCTGCCACCCGGCAGGCTGACGACCCTCACCTTGTCAGCATCACCAGCGCGTATGACCGCGTCAACGCACAGTTGACTGACTATGTCAGTAGCGGTCTCGAGCGTCTTGCCTGTTATAGCCGTCTTAGCAACGCTCTTGAGAGTCTCCTCAGCAGCATCGAAGGCAATCTTCTCCTCAAGATAGGTAGTAGCCATCTGAGCGGCTTCATGGTACCCCTTGCATACGACGTTGGGATGTAGCCCTTTCTGGAATAGATTCTCGCTGTTAGCCAGCAGTTGACCAGCAAGTACTACTGTGCTGGTAGTACCATCGTAGCACAGGGCCTCCTGAGTCTTGGCTATTTCCACCATCATCTTGGCACCCGGATGAGCGACATCCAGTTCCCTCAGTATGGTGGCACCGTCGTTGGTGACTATGACATTACCCGCTCCGTCAACCATCATCTTGTCCATACCCATCGGACCGAGGGTGGACTTGCACGTCTCGACTATCGTCTTAGCAGCCCTGATGTTGAGTTTCTGCGCTGTTGAGCGCTGCTCCTTGCTCTCGCTCATTGTTCATCCCTTACCTTGTAAGCGCCATCCTTGTACTCCTGCCAGAGTTTGGATATCTCTGCGACGGGAGTGCCCTTGTGGTGCGAACGGAAGGTGCTCCATGATAGACCCTCGAGGTACTTGACGTTCCTCTCTTTCTGAATCTCCATCAAGGCCTTCTTCTCCTCCTCCGCTTTCTCAAGCAGGATGTCAATATCACTGCTTTTGTCTTTCTTTCTTCCGAATATTCTTCTCAACCATTTCAATATCATTCTTCTTCATCTCCCTTATCATCCAAGTACGGCCATTTTATCTGCGTGGCGACCTTTGAAGCCACCATCTGTATATCGACCATGGAGTGTCCTTTCGTTATCATGTTGAGGAGAAGGTGCAAAGCGCCCTTCAGTTTCCTCTCTTCCTGCTCATTCATCTCTTTCACCATTCAATTTCAATCTCCACCGTGTCTCCGGTTTCAAGTGAACGTGATTTGACAATGCCATACTCCTGCATGTACGCGTATAGGTCGTATGTGAGTTTGGCATCCTTGAGACAGTAGTCAGCCACCTCGTTGTACTTTCCCTCCTTCCAAGCGGATGGGGCCTCCACACTCTTCATGCTCTTGTCCATATCGAGCGTCTGTCGACACAGCATGGATAGGTCCGTGGCAACCTTACCGTGAAGCATAGAGGCCTTGTGCACGATGTTCTTGGTGTCTATTATTGACTCCTTCTTAGCCATCGCGTCACCTGCAGCCCAGCAGTCTAACGAGTCTCTTATGACCGGTAGGTCAAAATTGAGAATATTATGGCCTAGTAGTTTTCCTCCCTTTTCGATATGTCCTGCTATGTGGTCCCCTACATCTCTAGGATGGAGGTCCAGACTATTCACACCGTCCAGTTCTATCTCCTGCTTGGAGAAGACAGTACCCTCGGTACCATCCCATGTCGCTATCACACTCGGTTGGAACAGTGTTCTGTTGTTCCACCCACCTATGTCATAGGAGTAATTCTCAGTCTCTATATCGAGTGATAGTATGTCAGTCATGGTATCACCTAACACTCCGTCAATCAAAGTCTTACTCTTTCTGTTCCTTGAGTTTCAGGTATACTACCTTCTTTTCCTTGGTCACCGCGAACATGTCCTTCGCGTACTTTGAGAAGTGATTCCAAGCAGTACCACGAGTGACATTGGCCTGCTTCTCATATACCCTGAGCATGGCCTCTTTCCTTCTCCAGCCCTGCCCCCTGCTATCCTCGAAATCAACAGCATCGGTATTCTGGTAGGAAAGCGTGAACTTGTTCCTGTACTCGCTGACCTCGGTCTTCTTGAAACCGACTTCAACTTCGTCTTCCAACCACAGTATGAGATTCTTGGTGAGGTCGTACAGTATGTCCTTCGCCATGTCGACGTGGTCTCCTGTCACCTCCCATACACCTTCAATCATAGCCATATGAGTAGCGAATATCACGGTATAGTTCTCAACCGCTGGCATGAACGATGCTACAACCTCGCTGATACCGGGTGCCAAACCGTTCAGCAGTGTGTAGTAATCCTCTATGGCATCGTAACATGCGTTGTAGAAAGTGTCATCCGCTGAGAACATCTCATGCATGTGAGCCTGAATCAACTCCTCCTGCTGTGCTCTAGGCATTGACTCCCACTCCGTGAATGGTATCTCTGATAGATTGAGCAGTCTGTCGCGGAGCCTCTTGGTGAGGTTGTTGAAGTAGTCTGTGATTTGACTGTAGTTCACGCTGACCTTCGGCATCTTCTTGTAAGCCGAGTTCATTCTAAGCATACTGACATTCATTCTCTTCTCAGTGTTCCATTCTGCCCAATACAGAAGCACCCTCTGGAAGATACCCTTCGTAAGCACATAGTCCTTGACGCCCTTCGGGGGGAACGTGGTTATCCACATCGACACCAGAGACTCAGTCTCAATCCTACCAGCCTTGGTGTGCTTGACGAGCGTGTTGTTATTGCTGCCCACCGGGTTGCATGCTGATTGCAGGTACAGGACTGTCTCCTGACTATGCTTGTTAGGGCTGAGAATAATACTTCCCTCATCAAAGTTCAATGCCTTACGTCCGTTCAGCAGTCCCTCCTTCAATGTCTGAATCTTCTCTCCATGCTCGTCCTCGCTCTCCTCCCATCCACCGATGAGAGCAGCGTCTGTACCGGTGGTGTACATGTCAGTAGGTATGGATGAGTCACGTGCGACATCACCGACGAACTCCCATGCCACTGACTTGCCGGTCCTCGATGGTTGAATCCAGAATACGTGCACACGTGGGTCGAGGTGACTCGGTCCCCATGGAATCCTCACGAACGGCACTGCTGCCTGTCCCTGCAGGAAGAAGAACGACAGCATCCCCGGTATGTCGTTGTCTATCGACGTCTCTCTAAAGTGTTCCAGATAGCCTTGGAAGATGGGGAACTTCTTCACAGCCTCGTACTCAGTGTAATCTCTCATATTTTTGACCTCGTGAGAGACCCCATATATATCTTGTGTCCGATTACTCGTCTATACATTTGATTATCTCTTGACCTTCCTCTCGATATGCATGGGCTCTTCGCTGGTCAGAGCCTCTATCACACGCCCTCTCAGGACTGGGCCGAGCCCCTTGACCTGCTTGAGGGCGTCAGGATAGCACATTTCCTCTATGCTGCCGCACTTCTCCAGAAGTTTGTCGACCATGTCCTTGCCTAGTCCGGGTATGGTGAGAAGCATGTCAGCGCGTATGTCGTTGCTGGCAACACGCCGCACTGTTCTCGCACCGTGGCTCGATGCTGGTTTGTGCAACTTGTCATGTAGTTTGATGATGAAAAGAGCAGCCTCGCTGGTGTTGGGTGTGTAGAATACCTGACACTCGAAATCAGCCATGATTCTGGCGAGGGTGCCTGTCAACTCGTTCTGAACACGAGAGTACGTTATCCTCCGTCCATTATTCTTTGCCATGGCGACGTACTTGTCAATGGTGCCATGCACGACGAGGAAGAACCTAGGATAGTTTACATCCATGTTCTCCAGTTGACGCCATAGGTGACCGCTATGGCTGGATTGGAAGAAGTCACTCAGGCTCTTGGCCTCGACACACGCCTCTCCGAGGACGTAGTCCCCGACAACCAGAGACTGCCTGTTGACTATCAGACCAGCCTTCTCGGCCTTCCTCAGCACTGAGTCGCAGAGCATGCCTCGCTCATTGGAATCAATGATTAGGTTGGGCTTAGGCACTTTTCTTACCTCCGTGAAAGTGACAGTAATTAGGGTGTTTCCTATACTTTCTCATGGCACATCTCTTACCCTTCTTATTGACGTGCTCGCATCTGTCGCCGTTCTTCGGTCTCACCATGCACTTGTTGCAGATGCCTGAGTAGGATGACCTGCTCTTCACGTTGTTCGATGACCTCGGTCCACCGCACTCGGAGCATCTCTGACTGAAGTTGTGCTTTTTCACATCATCCCCTCCGCAGTTCCATCGTAGAACTTACACCTTCCACTACACAGACCATCTGATATGATTGTCCTGCACATCCCTGCATTGTAACCACTATTACCACTGCCTCCGTATACTATGCTCTCGACTTGTCCTCTTGTGTAAGACTCGTCGAAGTCGACCCATCCCTGCTCTGATATGACCTGCGTTATGAAATCGACATGCTTCTCTTTCTCCTCATCCTTGACGCTATCCGGTGGGAAGAACCATCTCAGTCTGCTTGCCATGTAGGATGCGAAATGTAATCTAGCCCTGTGTGTAGGGTTACCCTCACCCATCGCTGATTGCGCTAGACAGGGTAGAATGGTCAACCCATCGATGGATATGTCAGGTAAATCTACAATCTCTTTTCTTCTGGCTGTGAATATCTGCTTCCTCTCTGGTAGTACTATGCTCAGTGGTTTATTTCCATGTTGGATGTATCCACCGATTGATTCCTGTGCGTTGTCTATCAGTTCATCATGAGACATGTTCATCAGATTATGACTGTCCATCGGCACGCTCCAGCAGCCTCTCTTGCTGTTGTATGAATTGGGTATGCGTATCATACCCGCTGTGTCGAATGCCACAGTGGGGTCGTTGCTGTACAGATTGAGTTCTTTATGCCATTTGGAAAGCACCATCCTTCCAGCGTCTTTCACACGAGTAACGTCGAATCCGTTGCTGGGGGTGAATACCGTGTCAAGAGGAATCCACACATGAAAGCCTCCCCCGCTGAACCAGATGAAGTGCATCGTATCCTCTTCAATGAGATACTTGTGTAGGCGTTTTACTTGCTCATGCATCTCATCGAAGGGGATATCCTTACCTCTCTCACGGAAGTTCTTACAATCGAAGTCGCATACGAAGTGTCTGATTATTGGAGTGTTGTAATCCACACGATGATTGCGAGGAGGAGTGAGTGCACGATATCCGTACGCTGTGAAGTAGACATTGCCACTTCCATTCTTACCCCTCCAGTAGCGCTCGAGACTATCCCAGTCCTTGACTAGCCTTCTGTATCCCTTCTGGCCGTCAGAACCTATCTCGAGCACTTCCCTTGGGAAGTCCAAGGTGATGAAACTCATCGTATCACATCAGCGTAGTTTTTCTACTTCGTTCTCGATAGATGTCAGTAGGGTCCTTGTCAACCCACCTGATAACTCTGGAGTTAGAAACTGCTTGTTGACGGTGATGTCGAAGTGATGAACACCATCGACCTTGTCAATCCCTATCTCACCATAGTCATGCAGGGTGTGTTGGTATGTCTTGTATATTCTCAACTCGCTCCTACCAAGGGCACCAACCTGTACCCTACAGGACACACTTGGAGCGAGATACCTTAGTACCTCGTCAAATATGGCAATCATCGTTCTCTCTTTCTTCGTAATTTCAGTCATTTTTCTTCAACTCCTCTTGTGTCCACGCGGGGCATAATTCCATGAAATCGCACCATACGCATTTGTAGTCGTTGCGTTCAGCGGGGAAATTCTTGTCAAGATGTGCTTTAACCAGCCTCTTGAGTCTCTTCTCGACAGTGCTAGTGGCATACTTGGCCTTCCTGTCACTTGTTGATTCATAATCCCAGTGAGGCCCATCACCGTTGTTGATACCTCCACCGGGGAACTCCCATCCCCAATGTGTTATGGGTAGGAATTCTATGTGTGAACTGTTATCTAACATCATTCTGTAGAACTGCATTTCTGCTCTCATGCTGGAAGCCTTGCTGTTCTTCCACTTACCAGTCTTCAACTCCATGAGAATGTAGCCATTCTGGCTCTCGAATATACGGTCGATGAAGCCACGCATATGAATGGGTATCTTCTTGCCCTCGACCTCCACCGTTCTCGTAGCATGAACCTCAGCCTCATTACCGACGGGGAACCAGTCGATACCCTTGGTTGCTACCAACCTGTCGAATTGCCAATCCACCCATTGTGATATCTGCTCAACCTCACCATAGAGGTAAGGTTCTGGTGGCTCAGGTATGATAGCGTGTAGTTTCTCTCTGGCTAGGTGAACGTTGCCGTTCTCTATCTCCTCGAGGATTTCATCTATGTGGGAGGGTGCTTCCAACCAGAAGTACTCGGTCATGTCATGCACGTTGTTTCCACGGACATGATGGTCCTTCTCCTCGCCCCTCAGTTTCATTATATTCTGAAAGTAATACTGCTTGGGACAGAAGTCGAACGTGCCGAGGCTGCTCTTGGTGATACGGAGTATCGAGTCCTCCATCTCAGGGGCCCATCCGTAGGTGCTCTTAGAGTAAGACTCCAGCATATCCTCGAACGGGTACTCAATCTCATTGTCACGATGGACCTTGTCAGAGCCAACAGGGTTCCATCTCATTCCTCCTCCTCCAGTTCTATCAGTTTCTGCAAGTACACAGTAGCATCCATGAACTCCTCTTGAAGATGAATCATCCACTCTAACTTACTGAGTGGAGCGGTCTCCATAGTCACTCCGTACTTATCCTTGCCTACTGCCGCTCTTCCTAGTATCTTCTTACACACTTCATCTTCTATTCTTGACATTACCAATACACCTCCGGTACAGGGGCACCAGACGCGTTGTCTAAATCCCATCCCATAGTATCGAATATGTTCTTCAACTTCGCACGAATCATCTTCTCGACGATTACATCGTAATCCAGCACGAAATCATCCATCTCTGATGAATCTCTGAAAGCGACCACGTTCGCGTCGAACGTCTTGTTACGCACACGCACCGTGTTGCTCATCCCCTCTGGGACTCCCTTGACGAATACCCACTGCGCACCATCTCCGGGCCTGAAAGGCTCCTCTGGCTTCATGTTATCATTGTAGTATTTCGCTGCTCTCACAGGTAATGGAACATTAGACTCATACTTGGAGAACTTTCTCTTCACCCTACCATAAGGACTCAAATCCTCGACTGGTATGTCTCCTTTCTTGACTGCTATAGATATCGGCCTTATCGCATCGTTGACCTCTTGCTCTTCAGCACCGTTGCCCACCAATTGCATGGCTGTCTCCTGCACTCTCTTGCTGATTGGTGCTGAGTTTGAGGCCTTCACCTCGAAGCCTGAAATCTTCATGCTCCCCTTGTCGGACTCAGGCCACACCTTGATTCCGAAGTATCTGTTCTTGGTGCTCGCTGTCATCCAGTAGTCGAAGTAAGCCTCCAACTCCACATCCATGTAAGGCATGTCCAAGTCCTCTTGAGCCTTCTTGGTGAGATGGCTCGCTAGATTCTCCGCTTCATCGAATGGAACTTGAATGAATGCTGAATCGGTATGACCATACAAACCACGGTATCCCATCTTCTCACTCTCTGCAAGTAGGAACTTGATACTCTCACGACCCATGTATGTGATAGTGCGACCTATGTCCAAGTCGGACCACATGCCTCCTATCTTGTTCATAGCGACCATACCGTACAATGCGTTGACAGCGACCTTGGTGGCAGTCTGCAGCATGTCGTAGCCACGTCGCTCGTCATAGTCCTCTGCTGCCTTCATCTTGGCCTTGTACTCCTTGCGCAACGCGAGCATCTCCTCGACCACGCTAGGCAGCAGGCCCTTGGTGGACTGGTCCCAGTGGGTACCGTTACCGGGTGACTTGATATTATCACCAGCGTTTTTCCTCTGCGTCTCCCAAGAGAGATTCAGTGAGCGTATTATATTCGGATAGAGAGATGCGTAATCCACTAACGCAACTCCCTCGTGACGACCCGGAACCGGGTCTGGAATGTAAGCGGCCTGCAGGTCCTCACGGCTCTGCGCTCGTGATGAGGGGGCCTTGTGATGTGTCCTCCTAGCGATGAGACCACGGAAGTAACGCGTGACTCTGAATGTGCTTCCGAAGTTGACACCGCATAGTTTCATCATTGCCACATGGAACTCAGTCGCATGCAGTTTCTGGTCTATATCTCTCAGTAGAGTAGTATCGACCAGACAGTAATCGACGAACTCGTCGAAGTAGTCGTACCACCCGTTGTGGACGGTCATGCCCTCCACGCGGTTGGTCAGTTTCTCGCCCAGTTCCAGTTTCTGAGCGACCCAGTCCAGTTTCCTGCTGGACATCTGTCCCCTACCAGACTTCTGCCATATCGACTCGAAGCCGCTACCAGTCATGCCGCGAGCGGCGCTGTCGTACACGATGCGACCCTTGATTGGCTGCGCTGTGTCATCGTAGCCGTCGTTGCCTCTGGGTTTGATAATCTGATTGATTGGGCTGAGACGCGCTGGATTCTCCAGCCTGCGCATGAGATGGGGTATGTCAGCCCAGTTACCCGCATGAGCGACGAAGATGTCGGGGTTGCGGTCCTCTAGGTAGTTCAGGAACGCGTCATGCATGGAGTGCTCATCAGCACATAGGTGCAGCATGTATCCACCCTCGCGCTCCACCCACACGTCCTTGGGTGCCTTGTCGTCCTTCCATGCGAACACATGGGGATATTCATCTTGATTGTCTACTACTGCCATCACAGTAGTAAAGTCCTCCTTCGGGTCCCACTCCAAGTCGAAGTACCATATCCTCGGATGGAACTCGGGTATCCCTTCAGGGTAGTTCTCAATAATATAACAGTCATTGAAGTTCAGGTCAGCCTCGTAGGTGCTGTTCAACTCATCCTTGATATCCCATAGATTACCGGGCTTGGGAGTCGATAGTTTCATCAGGGAAGTACCGTCTATACCTTCTGCTCTCTCATTCGGGTGGAACACAGTGCCGGGGTACCTTCGCATTATTCGCTGTATAGAACGCTCATTCAGATTCTTAGGAACCCAGCAGAAAGGTGTCATGTAACCCTCGTCTTCAGGTCCGATGACTTTCTCGTGCAGGATGCCGTCGGCTCCACGCGTGCGTATGTAGATGAGGGGGTCATCCTCCATCGCATTGCTCGGATAGAACCAATCGACAATCACCGCAATCACTCCTTCTGGTCCACTATAATCAGGAGGTCATGTCCCTGTTCTATGATGAGCACAGTACCCTCACCGAAGTGAATGGTCGCTGTGTCATCGTCTAGTATGTTCACGCACTGCATGAACCAAGAGCCGAACGAACTGCCTATCGTGGCGTTGGGGCCCTGTGGGTTCTGCATCTCCGTGGTGAAGAAGAGCCTCGGTGTGTGCTTCTTACCAGCCTGCACCGAGAACTCCGCCTCCTCCGCGTTCACCAAGACCCTGAACACAGGGGCTCCGATGACTCCCTTCATGCCGCCTATGGCCTTGAGTTCCTTGGCGTCTATGTCACCATGTACTTCCAACAGTGTTTCTCTTGATGTGCCTGTCATCCACGAGGTCCACATCGATTCGCTTGACTTGGATACTATCTTACGCACCAGAGGGGTCTTGGCGTGACTGACTATGCTGTCAGGTGTCGGAAGTTGTAGTTTCATACTCCCAGCATTGATGTACAGCAATTTACCACTCCCCGTTTGCTTCAGGGTAATTGCAGCGGTCTTCGCTCTCTTGCAGAATATGTTCAACTTAGACACATCACCGATGTCGATGTCGCCCTCCTTGGTTATCGAATCCTCATCAACGATGAGAGTCCGGCGTAGGTAGTGAGTCGAGAAGCCCACCTCTCCGGTAATGCGAGTACCTGCGACACTAAGTCTCAGGTCATCCACCTCACCGAACCCGGCTATGAAGCCGAGCAGGCTCTTCCTGTCAAGCGTTACCTCAGTCATCTCAAAGACTTCCATCAGAGAGTTCAGGCAGGCCAATCCATCGAGCAGGCTTCCC